AACCACGATCAATGTATCCAATCTTACAAAGCTGACGAAGAATTTGGTAGTTGTCACCCTTGTATTCAAGAAGGTTCAGCCTCTTGAGGTCTTCATCTTTTAATTCAATATCTGGAAGCCTTACTCCATGAAGATCAAGCTTGGCGCCTTTGAACTTCTTTTTGAACTGCTCTGTAAAATCATTAATCATAATTCAATCTGCCACTTTAACTTGTTCCAAACTGCCACATTAAGCTTCAAATCTTCTAGAGCATCATGCAGCTTTTTTTCGTCAAAGTCAATCCCAAACTCTTTGCCAAGAAGAGATAGTTTGGATCTGATCTTAGCCTTTCTGGTGTGATAAATTCTATATTGATACTCTGTAATATCATCTCCTTCTTGAAATGGAATGTCCATCTTAATCCCTCTAGCGATTGTATTTGTGTCGAGGATCTTTTTGGTCATCCACTTCCAGTCTTTATTAAAAAATTTATAATATCCACGAAGCAGATAAAGGTCGAAGCCAAATACATTGTGACCAACAATATAGTCTGATTCTTGCAGCCATTCATCTACCATTGGAAAGCTTTTTTCTGATGTAATAGCTTTTTTGTCAAAGGCTTTTTGATTGAAGTTGGTTATTTTTGCGGCACCTTCTCCAATTTTGAGATCAGTATCAGTCCATTTGATATGAATATCTCTTTTGTCAATCATCTTGCCGCCGACAGTTTTAATCATAGAGATTTGCCAAGGACGATTGCAAGTAAAGTTTAGGTTGAGATTAAAAGTCTCACAGTCAATAAAAGTAAGAACTTTTGATTCGTCGTATCTTAGTAAATCACTCATCTTTTTTAAATGGCTTTAGCTTGTCCTGATCCAAACAATAACCCTTGCCGTGTCCCAAATCTCTTATGTTCTGTTCTTGCCTTAAATCTGACTTTTTTATCCACCCTTTGAAGTCTACAGTTCTGTCGGTTAAAATTGCAAGAGCATAAATATCTACATCGTCATTGTTTTTCAACGTAGACAAAAGTCTTCCATTTTTGTATCTTGTAGTCTTGATGTCTATCCTTAGATTTTCATAAAAGCAATCTGAACTTCCACTTCTTGGGGCAGGAACCAAATCTGGAAATATATTTTTCCATTTACAAAACGCATACTCGCCTATCAGGCCGTCAATATCCGCTTCAAGGCCACTCTGAGACCCCATCTTAGCGTCTTTAACGCCATTACTTCTAGCTGTAAGCGACCTCATCCCGCCTAAAGTCGCCAGCATTAAGTATTCAGCGTCTGTAATTTTAATTTTCATTTTGTTCCTTCCATGATTCAAAACAAAACTCGTCACTACACATGTGATCAAGGTTAGGTTTTTCTAGAGAAGTTCTTTTGTTAATAGCCCTAAACGTCATGTAAGACTCAAAGTCTTTACGGTCCTTGTAATAACAAGTCTTGACTCTGACTAAATCTTTTGGCGCATCATTTAGATCATACTCTAATACTTTTTCTGCAATGATTTCGTCAAACGGAAGATCACCCTCTTCAAGCATAAAGATCGGATTAATATTCCCAAACTCTGGAATACATTTTTTATTTTGAAGAACGTTGCCGTGGATAAATGAATCGTAGAATGGGATACAGAAAATCAATTCGCGGCAATTTTCGTAAGCTTCTTTCAAGTGCTTTAAGTCTGTCCTTGGAACATGATAGAACCCCTGCTTTGCGGCAGTATCGTTGATCTTGATAAGCTGCCTGTAACATTTTTCATTTGGAGCAAAAATTATAATTTTATGCTCAGTAGAAAGACTTTCTGGGGACTTGTCTTCGATGTCTCTGCACACAGTCAATCTGAGTCCAAAATTAAGATTGATTCCATGCTCTGAAAGATTTGTGTATGCCTCAAGAAATCCAGACATATTGTCCTCTACCAAGAAGACTTCCTTTAGCTCATTGTCTACGGCAATGTCTATGATGGAGTCTGGCTGACCGCTATCCCTGTCTTCTAAAGGGGAGGCTGGTCTTAGCGTCAGGATGCTTTTTCCTACGCTGTAGTGGCTTTTGAAAAGTGGAACCATGAGTAAACTTTACTCCTAGTATGGATGATTGTCAAGTAAAATGTTCAAAAAGAACGTTCAAAAATCAAAAGGATCTTTGTCTTTGCCGCAAGAAAAGTCAAAAGGGTCTTCTTGTTTTACTTGTCTGTGTCTTGGGCATCCAGAGTAGGACTTTTTATTAAATTTACCTTTCGGCTTATTTTTGGAAGTGCCTATTACTTTGCCTTCTTTGTCTAGTTTTTCATAATAATCAAAAGCAAACTTGTATGGGCAATGCCACATTGGGTTTCCATCTTTTTTTAACTGTCCCGGTTTTTTTGCAAAACCGCATAGAAGTGGACCGCTGAAGCCCTTTTTCGGCATGTTTTTATCTGCTGCAAAATCTGAACTCGCATTGTCTTCTGAAAAATTATCAATCACTTTGTTCAAGTGTTCTAGATAATACTCAAAACCCTCCAAAGCTTCTTCGTCAAATTGAATTTCTTGAATTGGCTGCTTTGGAAATCTAAGAAAAATAAATTTAACCAAGGCTTCCAGCTCTGGCTTCATTTTCTTAGCCACGAGAGAGTACATCATAGCTTGAACGTTTGAATCAAGCTCTTCTCCTTTGAATTTCTGTTTGCTGCTTTTGTAGTCGTGAATCTCAAGCTTGCTTTTATACTCAATAAACTTATCAATGAATCCGCGAATGTTGTATCGGGGAGACTCGTTTTTAATATTAAACTCAAGCTCTGGGTCTATTTGTTTTGCTCCTTTTTTGCCAAGAAACTCATTGTTTAACCCAACAAGTATCATTTCGTCACACATCACATAATCTTCTTCTGTGAGACCTTGCTTGGTAACGTGTTTGCGTACAAGCCTTTCCATGCTTGGAATAGCCTGAATTGTCTTTGCTCTTTTTAGCTTGGTGACGTATTTTTTACGCCTTGGAGACAAAAGCACTTCAAGGACAAGGTGAACAATAGTTCCACGTTGCGCTCCTGAGTTTGACTCTTGATGAACCTTTAAGTGATAATTGCACCAATAAAGCCAAGAACAGCCTTCTAGAGTTTTAATTCTGGAGGCTGATAGATATTTTTTATCTGACATTGTAAAATGATTGTATCTCGGATACGGTCATTTCTCCAAAATCGTTTTTGGGAGGCAGTTTAATTTCTACTCTTTTCTTGTCGAAGAATTTTAAAAGTTTATTTTGAATTTTAGAAGCTGCCTCAGATCCAGAGTTTACATCTTTATGTGAGTCATTGTTTGTGCAAATTAGAACCTTCTTTGGATTGCACTTGATTAGGACATTCAATACCGAAGTAGATAGCTTGAGGCCAAACAAAACCAAGGAGCTTTTGTATCCAGCCTCCCAAAGCTTTAGCATGTCCCCTATGCTTTCTACTAGATAGCATGATTCTGCATTTTTTAAATGTTGAATATTAAAATAGGCAGGATATTTCCATTCGTCTTTTGTCCCCCAATGCTTCCATTTAATTTTAGGATCTGCATTAAGAGATCTTCCGCTCAGTCCGACAAGCTGTTCTTTACAATTAAAAACAGGAAAAACGTATCTATTCTTCATTCTGCCGCTCTTAACTACTCCCCCATTGAATACTTTTAAAGTTTCTTCTGAAATTCCTCTATTTATCCAATATTCATGGTTTGGTTCAATTTCGGAAAGAGTAGATTGATCTAACTTTTTAGGTTGCTTGATTTTAGGCTTGTGGACTAGGTCTTTGGTGGAAAAGTCTTTGTTTTCTAGATGCTTTTGAGCCTCTTCAACGCTTGATAAGTTTAAGCTTATCTTAACTAACTCTTCAAATTTACCAGTTATACCCGCGCTAAAGTCAAAAAATCTACCAGTATCCTTCTTTACGCAGAGACTGGTGCTGTTATTGCTCTCTCTGTATATTGGGCGCATTCTATACTCTTTACCGTTGTCGGTAATGTTGCTATAGCCCAATTCAACTAAGACTTCTTTGAGGTCCATTAAAGTATATCTCCGTCGTTTGAGTTTTGATCATCTATGTTGTGATGCTCTTCTTGTGCGCTGATAACGTCTTCTAAAGATCCCCTTTCTTCGACATTAAAGTTTATAACGTCGTAACTAAGATAATTGCTTACCCATTGTTGAGTTCCGTCTTGAAAAGTTCTTCTGATGCGGTCATGGTGACCAGCAGCTTCCCTACCTTGCCATCTTGTTTTGATTGGGATCAGCTTGTGGGTGCCGAAATCTCCATCCTCGTCCATTTCTTCTAGTGTTTTGCGCCTGAAGATGGCTAGAAAACTCGCAAACCATTGTAGACGGTCAGATAGTGCAATAGCCGAAGAGTCGTCTGCGAATTGACCTTTGGACCTGTTCTGGTTTTCTCCAGAGCGATTCATCTGCATGGCGGTGAAAATCGGGCAATCTAGTTCTTCGCCAAGTTTTTTTAATTTATCTATTTTTTCGCCAATTGCTTGATGTTCTCCCCAGTTTTGTTTTAAGCTTTCTCCGGTTAGCTTTACGTAGTCGTAAAAGACGACGCATTTGTTTCCTCGTTTAACTTCTTTATAATACCAGCGGCGAACCAGAGAGCAAAGTTGGTCAATGTTTTTATTTCCAGCATGAATGTGGTAAAATCCAGATTCCTTAATTTTAGAAAGTCCGTTTCTGATTTTTTCTACAAACTCTGGATTTCTTCTCCAGTTGCCAGTCTCAATATGCCATAGGGGTACTCCAGTTATGCTTGCAGCAAGCCTGAACTGCTGTTCTTCAGTTGACATTTCAGTGTCTAAATACAGGCACTTGACGTTGTTCTTTTGGGCAACACCGTACCCCATGCAAGAAAGAAATGTGCTTTTGCCCTGTCCCGGTCTGGCAACAACTGCATAAAGATTCTTTGTCCTTAGCCCTCCAAACATTTCATTAAAACAACGAAAGGGAGTCTCGATTCCAGTCTCTTCTTTCGGGTTTTCCCCCCTCTCTTCGACCATTTCGTAAAGGCCGCTCAGAGCATCGACAGGTTCATCTTCAAAATCGTAAGAGCGTATTTTTGAATTGTAAACTGCGTCAGTAGTTGCAATTATTTTGTCAATGTCTTTTTCGTCAGTCTTCTTTACGTATATTCCGACTTCTTTTGCTACTCCGTAGATTTCTCTTCTGATTCTGAGCTTAACCAGTTCTTTGGAAGCTTCTATGGCTCCTTTTTTATTGATCTGAGTAAAAGATATGGACTCTATGTAGTCAAATACATTGATATCTTCATTAAAGTGAATCCCAAGGTTCTTGATGGCTTGAGCTACGATAACCTTATCAACGTGCTTGTTGGAAAGAATAAGGTCACGTAGAACAGAAAAAATGGTAGAATTTATTTCATTATAAAAATCCTTTTCGGCTATAAACCTTTCAATTTCTGGAAAGATATCTGGATGTCTTAGGATGCCGCCCAGAACATGCCTTTCTATTTCTATAGAATAAATCATCTTAATATAGGTTTATGCCGAAGCTCTCTTGAAACAGTTTGCGTGAGAGTTTTTTGGTTTCCTTTTCTGTGACTTCGACTACTACGAAGCCATTAGACTCTAACCATTCGAATTTTTTAACATCCCGCTTGAGAGAGGCCAAGTATTTTAGTCTAGAGTTGCCGTGAAAATGCTTGTTAAATTTGTAGTGCTGGTCGCCTTGGACTTCGACAGCAATCTTTCTCGTCATGTTAACAATGTCAACCTTCATTCTGGAGCCATAAACTGGAAACTCCTCATAGACAATGTCGTTTTGCCAATACTGCTTTAGGAATTCCTTTGTTCTGAATTGAGCTTGACTTCTTGACTTTTCTTCCCAGTCTATCCTATACTTTTCAACGTTTTTACTTACATAGGCTCCGTATATATTTTTTAATCTCACGGTAGAAGAACTTCTTTAAAATGTTGCGTCAGAACATCTGTTACGTTTTTGTTTTCTTGCAGGTAAGAAAGGACTGCTGCCTCGCCATGAAATGTCTCTGGGAACTCTAGACTATTCTCCTGCATCAGTTCTGTCAAAGGCTGAGTTGCGGAAAACCAACTTCCAGCCTTTTTCATCATATCCCAAGCTAAGAGCAAGTCAAAGACTTCGTATTCAACCCATATGCTTTCGCCATTGGTTCTTCCATGACAAATTGGATATTTTACAATCTCTCCAGCGGTTTCGTTTTCAGTCTTTTGAAAAGCGATCTTAGCCCAATGCCCTACGATCTTGTCTTCGCCTTTTACCTTTCTTACAATTCTATCGTCCTTATAAGTTGGTTGAAACTCAAAGATCCAATTTGCAAAATGAGTAATAGCGTTTCCTCCTGAAGCGTTCGTCAGTCTGTGGTCAAGCCTTTGCCTTGGATCGGCTTTGATGGTTGCTCTGACTTGACTGATCATCCAGCAAATATGCCCACCTTCTGTAATAGCCAAATTCATCTTCTTCAAGAAGGTCGAAGTAATTGTCGCGCCTCCACCGACTTGCTGAGCGTCATCATAAGACTTCTCCATTTCTCTTCTGCGAATAAGTCCATCCATAGAGTCAATCACAAAAAAATACTTTTTATTTTCTGGATTGCTTTTGATGAGCATATTGATCAGGTGCATTACGGACTCAAAGATGTTTGACTTGTATACAAACCACTTCTCTGGACTTGTGTCAACTCCTGCTCTGGCAATCATATCGTCAGATAGCCGACCTTCGGCCTTGATGTGGATAACCATAGAATTCTCTACAGTTTTCTGAAAATCCCTAGCGACAGCGAGACCACAACTTGTTTTGCCGCCGCCGCTTACTCCTGTTGCTCTAACCAAGCCGGGACCGATTCCACCACCTGTTGCTACGTCTAAAATTAGACTTCCAGTTTTAACTTTGTAGCTCGCCGCTTCAGAATAATTGTAGTGATCAGCCTTAGACTCTTTGAGGTAAGCCTCTAGTTGGTTTAGAGTGGTAAGTCCATCTTCCTGAGTTTCTTTCTTTTTCTTAGCCATTTTTTAAAAAATCTTTTAAAGTTATGATTTTCTTTTTCTGCTTCTCTGCGTCTTCGCCTATTTTGTCTTGTTGTAAAACATAATCCTTTTTTGGCTTTTTGTCAAGAAAAAACAACCTCTTTTGCTCCTTAAGCTCTTTCTTCATTGATTGAGAAAGAAAAAACTTGAGAGAATAAACCTGAATATTTAAGCTATTTTTGACTTTAAGCCAAAAAGACAGGTCGTCGCAAAAAGCAATGAGCTTTTGTGCTACCGGGATTTGTACGTGCCAAAAAAAGGTTTGGCCCTCTAGCATCGTTTCAACTAGGAGTTGACATTTGGTCGCGTCTGGTTTCATCTATGTCATAGTTTACCATAGACTCTACCAGTTTGTCAAATGAAATTTTTGGCTCCCAACCGAGTTCTTTGCGAATTGGGGTAGAATCACCCAAAAGAAGATCGACATCCGCTGGTCTGTAAAACTTTGGATTGACTCTAACCAAAGTTTGGTCTTCAGTCTCAAACACTTCGTCAAGACCTTTTCCACGCCAAGAGCCGTTGATTTCAGCAACAGCGAAAGCCTTTTCAATAAAATCTCTGATGCTGTGAGTTTCGCCGCTAGAAAGAATATAGTCTTTTGGAGATTCTTGGTTGAGCATCAGCCAAACTCCTTCTACGAAGTCTCTAGAGTCTGACCAGTCTCTTTTTGCGTCAAGGTTTCCTAGCTCAATGGCGTCTGGAGATTGACCATTATCAAGTCCATATTTAATTCTAGCTATCCCTTTTGAGATTTTTCTTGTTACAAACTCTTCTCCACGCTTCGTTCCTTCATGGTTAAAAAGAATTCCATGAACCGCAAACATATCATAAGACTCTTTGTAAACCTTTACAAGATGCCTTGCTGCTGCTTTTGAGGCTCCGTACGGACTGCGAGGTTTGATTGGATGGCCGATGTCTTGAGGACTGTAATCAACGTCGCCCCATTCCTCGCTAGACCCTGCGCTATAGAATCGACAGTCTGGTTTGAATTTACGAACAGCCTCAAGGCAACGCAAAACGCCAAGAGCATTCACATCCATAACTTGTTCTGGCATTTTCCAGCTAATACCAACGAAGCTGTTTGCGGCGAAATTAATAAAGTAATCTGGTTGGATTTCTTTTACTGCTGTGTCAATGCTCGCCGTATCACCAAGGTCAAGGAATTGTAAGTTGAATCTTGGATGATTTTTAATTTTTTCAATGTTTTTGAAATTTGGATTGGCAGATCTACGCATCATACCATAAATCTCACAATCATACTCTTCAACGCCAAATTCGTCGTATAAAGATAGAAGATACTCTGCCATGTTTGCTCCATCTTGACCTAAAATTCCTGTGATAATTACTTTTTTCATTTTATAAAATTTAACAAATTTTGAACTGCTCCAGATTCCATGTCTGCTCTAGATATGTCTGTAAAACTTGATATATGTGGAGTGCAGAAAGTGTTATCTAAGTCTAGAAGATTCCCTTTTGTATATGGCTCTTCACCGAAAACGTCAAGCATAGCTGATGCGTCTGGAGCCTTTTTGAGAAAATCGTATAA